TCTTCGAGAGCAAGCTGCATCGCATTCTCGAAGAAGCCGCCGACGATATCGCCGACGCGGCCTCATGACCGGCACGGACGGGCTGTTCGCGGGTGCTCCCGTCCGTGCCTTATACCCGCTACCCGCAGACACTAGGAGTCAAATCAAATGAGCGACGAGCTGAACAGCGAAGAGTTCCCCCTCGTTGACGACCGCGAGGACGTCCTCGACATCGACGACATCAAGACTCACGTCGTCCCCGTCCCCGAGTGGAAGAAGTCGGTGCGCCTCAAGGTGCTGTCGTCAGCCGAGCGGGACGCCTTCGAGTCCTCCACCGTCACCACCAAGGGGGGCAAGAGCAAGCCCAACCTGGCCAACCTCCGCGCCCGCCTCGTGGCTCGCTGCATGGTCAACGCCGACGGCAAGCGCATCTTCGAGTCCGGCGACGTCGCCCGCCTGGGCAACAAGTCGTCCGCCGCACTGGACCGGCTGTTCGCCAAGTGCCAGGAGATCAACGGCTTCTCCGACAAGGACATCGAGGAGATGACCGAGGATTTCGCCGAGACGAGCGACTAGGCTTCAAGTTCCGCCTAGCCGCCCGCCTAGGTAGGAGCGTCAAAGAGCTTCTCCACTCAATGGACTCATACGAGTTCTCACAGTGGATAGCTTTCGAGCGTTCCCACGGACCCCTCGGGGGCGAGTGGGACGCTGACGCTCTTGCCAGCATACAGGAGCAACTTCAGCAAATCTCCTACCTGTTGGGTCAGGCTCACTTCACGGACAAGACCCACAAGCGGGGACCGATCCCGAAGCCGGAACGCTTCCCGCGTCCGCATGAATCCCTGAGGCGTATCCCCTCCGTTGAGGACAACCTCGACGAGGCGGAATGGCTACCTCCAACGGAGGATGAATTGTTGGAAGTTCGAATAGATCCCGAAGAATCGGGCGAGGAGGGGTAAAGCGATGGCCAGTTCTGCAACCCTCGGCTTTTCAATCCTCTCCCGTTACCACGGTGGCGGTATGGCGGAAGCCCGTCGCGATATCGTCACCACCCGGGCCGCCATCGCCACCATGAATGGCGACCTGGACCGGCAGACCAGATTCCTCGACAAGATCCCCATGCGCTGGCGCGCTATCGGCCTCTCTGCGGCGGCCGTCGCTCCGGCCATGCTGCCCATAGGGGCGGCCGCCTTGCAGGTGAGCGGCGCCTTCACCGCGATGGCTGCGGGCGTCGGCGCGGCACTGGGGGTGTACGGTGCCGCACTAAAGGGGGCCATCTCCAGAACGATGGAGATGGCCAAAGCGGGGAAGGCGCTCAGCCCCGTCCAGAAGGAGTTCGTCTCCTCTGTCGACGGCATGAAGAACGCGTGGCAGAGGTTCATCAGGGAGACCACCAACCAGACACTCCAGCCCGCGACCCACGCGGTCAAGGGGCTGACCGCCGGCATCGGGCTCCTGAAGCCCCTCCTTGACGCCGTTCACCCCTCCCTGGTGCGGGTTGCCAAGGACTTCGAGAGCTGGATGAAGGGCGACAGGGCGAGGGCGTATCGCGACATCCTCGCGGGTATCGCGAAGACGTCCATGCCGCACCTCGTCACCGCTGGCAAGGCCGTCCTCAACGTCCTGGGCGACGGCTTCCGCGCCTTCGCCCCCCTGGCCGAAGGCGTCGCCAAGGCCATCGAGAGGGGCGCTCTCGCCCTCAACAAGTGGTCTGACGGCGGCGGTTTCCAGCGCTTCCTGGAGTACGTCAAGGGCAACGGCCCTGCCGTGCGCCAGTTCTTCGACGCCTTCTGGGCGGCCCTCGGCAACGTCATGCGGATCCTGGGGCAGTTCAGCTCCGGCTCTCTGCACGTCCTCACCGACGCCATGCGGGCCATCGCCGCCCTCGACCCCGGTGGCGTCAAGGCGTTCGCCATGGCCCTCCTGCTGGTGAGGTCCCCGGTCGCCTTCCTGATCCTCAACTGCCCGCCGCTGCGGGACCTGATGATCAGGATGCTGGGAGCGATGGACGCGACGGTGGTGTACACCTTCGGCGGCGCGCTCCTTGCTCTGCGGATCGCATTCCTGGCTATGAACACGGCGCTGCTTACGACCCCGTTCGGCTGGGTCATCATAGGCATCACCGCCCTCGTTGCGGCCATCGTACTCATCGCCACCAAGACGACTTGGTTCCAGACCGCTTGGACGTACACCTGGAATTTCATCAAAACGGTCGCCGGGGCCATCTGGGACTTCCTCGGCTCCAAGTGGGGCTGGTTCATCGGCCTCATCGGGCCCGTCGGCTGGCTCATCGCCATCGGCATGCACTGGAGCCAGGTGTGGAACGCTATCAAGCTGGTGGCCACCACGGTCTGGGGTGCGCTCGTCACCGCCTGGAACGCGGTGACCGGCGCCCTCGCCCTTGCGTGGACGACGGTCTCCACAGCCCTGATCACCGCCTGGAATACGGTCTGGAACGCGCTGCGGACGGCCGCCCAGGCTGTCTGGACCGGCCTGACTGCCGCCTGGAACCTGACCGTTCAGGGATTCGCGACCATCTGGAACGCCGTTTCAAGCGCGCTCACTACGGCGTGGAACGCTGTCTGGAACGCGCTGCGGACGGCTGCTCAGGCTGTCTGGACCGCCATGCAGACCGCCTGGAACGCGGTATGCCAGGCGTTCACCACCGTCTGGAACGCTGTTTCAAGCGCGCTCACTACGGCGTGGAACGCTGTCTGGAACGCGCTGCGGACTGCCGCCGAGGCCGTCTGGAATGCCCTTAGGACCGCCTGGCAGGCAGTCCTTACTGCCATGAATACCGCCTGGAGTACCTTCTGGTCGGCCTTCCGTGCAGCTTGGGACACCGCCTGGAACGCTGCAAAGACTGCCGCTGAGGCGGTATGGAACGCACTCAAGACTGCGTGGCAGGCAATCCTTACAGCTGTCAACGCTGCCTGGAGTACCTTCTGGTCGGCCTTCCGTGCAGCTTGGGACACCGCCTGGAACGCTGCAAAGACTGCCGCTGAGGCGGTATGGAACGCACTCAAGACTGCGTGGCAGGCAATCCTTAATGCTGTCAACGCTGCCTGGGGTGCCTTCTGGTCGGCCTTCCGTGCAGCTTGGGACACCGCCTGGAACGCTGCAAAGACTGCTGCTGAGGCGGTATGGAACGCACTCAAGACTGCGTGGCAGGCAGTCCTTAATGCTGTCAAGACAATCTGGAGTACCTTCTGGGCGGCATTCCGGGAGGCATGGGATACCGCCTGGAACGCTGCGAAGAACGCAGCCAACGTTGTCTGGAACTGGCTCAAGGACAGGTGGGGCGAGTTCACTTCAGGGATCGACCAAATCTGGGACAAGTTCTCGGGCGCCTTCAAGAAGGCCTGGGAGAGCACCTGGAACACGGTAAAGAGCGTCGCCAACAAGGTCTGGCATGAGATCGGCGAGATCATTGAGAAGGCGATCAACGCCGTAATCAGTATCGTCAACGGCCTGATCAAGGGCTTCAACGCGATCACTAGCTTCCTGAAGATTGACGTCAAGATCGACGACGTCAAGAAGGTCAACTTCAACTTCGCCGATGGCGGCATGGTCGGCCTCACCCCCTACATGGTCGGGGGCATGGCGGAGTTCTCGAAGGGCGGTGCGGTCAACCTCAAGCGCGGCGGCACCCTCCGGGGCTACGCGCCGGGCAGGGACACCGTCCCGGCGATGCTGTCCAAGGGCGAAGGCGTCCTCACCCCGGAGGCCGTACGCGGCCTCGGCGGCTCTGGGTTCGTCCACGCGGCGAACAGGAAGTGGGCCGGGCACCGGGGCGCCGGCAAGGGCGGTCACCCCGACAGGTTCTTCGCCAACGGCGGCATGGTCGGGGCTCTGCACTTTGCGGGAGGCGGCATCGTCCCCGAGGACGTGGCGGCGGCCCTCGCCAGGGCGGGCGTCTCGAAGGGCCTGGTCACTCAGGGTTCCCACAACGCAGGCGGCGTGGCCGCCTCGGCTGGAACCCACGACGGCGGCGGCGTGGTCGACCTCGGCACCACCTCCAAGGACGTCCTCGCGCGGCTCCTCCAGGCAGGCTTCGCGGCCTGGACCCGTGGCCCCGAGCAGGGCATGTCCCCGCACATCCACGCGGTCCTTATCAACGGCAAGGGCCTTTCCCCGCAGGCTGCCGCACAGGTGCAGGACTTCCTCAAGGGGGGCGACGGCCTGGGCGTCGGCGGCGGCGGCGGCGGTGTCGACGTCTTCGGGTTCCTGAAGGGCCACGTCGGCAAGATCCTGAAGAACGTCTACAAGGGTCTGAGCCCGCTCGCTGACGTCGGCGGCGCTGTCGCTGATTTCTTCGGGTTCGGCGACGACGAGGATGACGGCGGCCTGTTCGGTACCGGCATCGGCCCGGATGTCGGCCCGAACGTCGCTGACGCTGTTGGTGACGTCGTCGGTAAGGTCACTGGCGCCGACTCCATCGGCGGGCAGATGATGAAGATGCTGGGGCAGGTTGTCCTCAGCATGCTCGACAAGGGGTCCATTGCTGAGGGTCTTTCCGACGCGGGCGACAAGTTCAAGAAGTTCGGAGGTATTGCGGGAGGCTTCGGCGAGGTCGCCCTCGGCATGGGCAAGAAGATCCTCGACGAGATCCTGCCTGACTTCCTGATGGGGGAGAAGGAAAAGGCCGGACCCATGGACTTCGCCATGGGCGTCGGTGGCGGCGTGAACAAGTGGTCGCCCCTGGCGATGCAGGCGCTTGTGCGCGCGGGCATTTCCCCCAGTCAGCTCGGGGCGTTCCTCGCGCTGATGCAGTCCGAGTCGGGCGGTAACCCGCTGGCTATGAACAACTGGGACTCGAACGCCGCGAAGGGTCAGGCCTCCCGAGGCCTGATGCAGGTTATCCCGTCGACGTTCGCGGCTTACCGTGACCCGTCCTTGCCTAACAACATCTTCGATCCGCTGGCCAACATGGTGGCGGCTGCGAGGTACATCAAGGCCAGGTACGGCGGTAAGGTTCCCGGCTCCCCGTATGCGAATGGAACGTCTAGCGCGACGCCAGGCCTGCACCTTGTGGGCGAACAGGGTCCCGAAATGGTCGCATTCGGTGGTGGCGAGAAGGTGTTCACGGCGTCCCAGACGTCGTCGATGCTGAACCGCCCCCCCCAGGGCGTCGAAGCCTCCCTGCGCAACAGGAGCTTCGAGGATGTCGCGGCTGCCTCGCAGTACATGGCATTCACCGTCAAGAAGTCCTGGGACAAGGTCGTGTCGGACAGCACCACCGGCTGGACGACGCTCACCCCCGTCCTCGGAGAGGTCGGCAGCAACTACGGGACCGATGTCCCGGCGGCCATCGAAGGCATGCGGTCCAAGAACGCTTCGGCGTGGGCCGACATGAACGCGACGTCCGCCACGCATTGGGGCATGATGCGGGACGCCACTCTCGCCGACATGTCCCTCCAGCAGGGCACTGTTATCCCGGTGACCACGGGCGTCATGCAGACCTCGTCTGACGCGGCGTGGAGCGGCATGGCGACCAACTCGGCCACTTCCTGGACGTCCATGGAAGAGGGGGCCTACACCCCGCTCCAGGGTGCGTTGACCGGCGTCCCCGCCTCGGCGGGTGCCATGCAGACCTCGTCTGACGCGGCGTGGAGCGGCATGGCTGCCGGCTCGGCCGCGTCGTGGACGTCCATGGAAGAGGGGGCCTACACCCCGCTCCAGGGTGCGCTGGCGGCGGTCCCGGGATCGACGGGAACCATGCAGACCGCGTCCGATACGGCGTGGAACGGCATGGCTGCCGGGTCTGTGGCCTCGTACGGCACCATGGAAGGTGAGGCGTTCAGTCCGCTCCAGGGCACCATGACGGACGGAGTCCCGGGCGCTGCGGAGACCATGCAGACCGGGGTGTCCACTCAGGCCGACACGATGAAGAACAACATCGTGTCGGCCTCGGACACCTCGATCTCCAAGCTGAACGACGTCATGAGCGCCATGGATTCGGCCGTCTCCAAGTCTGCCTCCCTGGCAGCGAGCGGCGTCGGCGGTGGGGGCGGCTCGAAGAGCAGCCTCCAGGCCGCTGCGGACAGTGCTGCCGCCAACAACGACATGCTGCTGGCGGGAGGCTGGAAGCTTCAGGAAGACGGATCGTGGAGGCCTCCCGCTGGAGGTGGCACGGCTGCGGAGCGCGCTGCCGCCAACAGCGCCTCCGACAACAACGACATGTTGCTGGCGGCGGGTTGGACGCTCCTGGAGGATGGCACGTGGAAGACCCCGAGCGGCTACGCGAAGGGCACGAGCAGTGCCACGCCTGGCCTGCACCTTGTGGGCGAGAAGGGTCCCGAACTAGTCGGTCTGCATGGCCCGATGATGGCTGCGTTCAGCGGTGGTCAGTCGGTTCTCCCAGCCAACAAGACGGCATCCCTGCTCAATGGCGGCATCCAGTCGATAGGCGGCCAAGAGGGGCTGACGCTTCCTCAGGGTGAGACCCAGGATCTTCTCAACCAGGGGGGATTCCAGGGCATCATAGATGCGGCCAAAAAGATGGCCGAGCAGGTCGGCGCCGCGTGGAGGGAAGTCAACTCCGCATCCGCTTCCGAGTGGAGCGCCATGCGGGACGCCACGCTTGCCGAGTCGATCGCCAGGTATGGCACCGAAATGCCTTCGGCGGCCACCACGATGCAGACAACCTCCAATGCCGCATGGCTGGACATGAACCTCCAGTCGGCTACCCAGTGGGGTCTCATGCGAGACACCACGTTCATGGAGGCTGAGCTGCATCAGGGCACGACCATGCCCACCACGGCCACCACGATGCAGACAACCTCCAATGCCGCATGGCTGGACATGAACCTCCAGTCGGCTACCCAGTGGGGTCTCATGCGGGACACCACGTTCATGGAGGCTGAGCTGCATCAGGGCACGACCATGCCGCTGATGGCGACGACGATGCAGACCGCGTCGAACGCCGCCTGGCTGGACATGCAAATCCAGTCCACGACCCAGTACGTCATCATGCGGGACGGAGTTCTGCTCCCGCTTGAGGATCACCTGGGCGTCCAGTTGCCCACGGCCGCTGAGACGATGAACGTGGAAGTCTCCGCCTCGTTCACCTCGCTACAAGCGACTGTCACCGCAGCGATGGATGCGGGCATCGCGAAGATGGACGAGTTCATCACGAAGGCTCAGGAGGCGATCGAGAAGACTGCCGAGCTGGTTGCCGCTGTGCAGGAGGCTCAGCAGGCGATGGCTACGCTGGCTTCGGCTGGTTCCGGGGCCGCTGGTGGTACCGCTGGGGCAGGAGTGGCGGGCAACGTCGAATCATGGCGTCCCCTCGCGCTGGAAGCCATGGCGGCGGGTGGCCTCGACCCGAGTCAGATCGACGCGTTCCTTGCGTTGATGCAGGCCGAGTCGGGCGGTGATCCGAATGCCATCAACAACTGGGACTCGAACGCCGCAGCCGGCACTCCGAGTATCGGTCTGATGCAGGTCATTCAGCCGACCTTTGACGCTCACAACGTCACTGGTGGAGACATCCATGATCCGTTCGCGAACATGGCTGCGGCTGCTGCCTACATCAAGTCGCGCTACGGCGGCATCGTTCCCGGCTCCCCGTACGAAAACGGAACGCCTTTCGCGACGCCTGGAGTGCACCTCGTTGGTGAGAACGGCCCCGAGCTGGTCGGTCTCAACGGTCCGGAGTATCGCCTGTTCGCGGGTGGCGAGTCTGTCCTCCCGTCGCAGCCGACGATCACCCTGATCACTGCTCTGGACCAGACGATCTCCGCGATCGACCAATTCATCGCCACGGCGGACGCGGGAATCGCGAAGGCGAAGCAGTTGATCGCCCAGGCGAAGGCAGCCAAGGCGGCCTCTCCGGGCGCCCTGGGCGGCTCCCTCGCGGATGCCCTGGCGCGCGCTGGCGTCACCCCGGACATGATCATCCAGGGTCCGTTCAGCACGTCGGTGGCGGCCTCGGCCGGCACTCACTCAGGTGACGGCGTGGTCGACGTTCCGGCTGACCCGGCGCTTCTCCAGCGCCTCATCGCGGCAGGCTTCGCGGCCTGGATGCGAGGCAACGGTGACGGCATGGAGCCGCACATCCACGCGGTCCAGATCGGCAACCCGGGCCTGTCGCCTCAGGCGGCCTGGCAGGTGCAGGACTTCCTCCGCGGAGGTACTGGTCTCAACATCCCCGCCATGGCGCACGGCACAAGGCGCGCCAAGCAGGGCTGGCACCTGATGGGTGAACGTGGTCCGGAGCTGGTGGCTGGTGAGGGTGTTCGCTGGCTTCAGGGCGGCGAGAAGGTCATGTCCAACTACAAGCTGAAGCACAAGCAGTGGGGCGAATGGGCCAGCAGGCACGACTCCTCCCGACGGGGGGGCTTGGAGCGCTGGGCGGGGCGCGTCGCGGGAGGCGACTCCCGTGAGGTCCACCCCGGGTACGAGAGGCGCCACGCCTCTTGCGGCCAGGGGGAGATCGACAACCACAACACGACCCCCCGTGGTGGTCACGAGCACGGCGAATGCCAGATCTCGATGCCCATCACAGTCCAGGGCAACCTCGACGAAGGGGCTGTGCAGAAGCTCAAGGCCGAGGTTCTGCCTCAGCTGAACATCATGCTCAAGAAGTACAGGTAACGGCCTGCTCAAGAAGTACAAGTAAATAGGGAGTAGTAGCGGATGACGCAGTACTTCAACGTCCTCCCCTCGGGAGATGTCGAAAACGATGGCTGGACCCTCGTTGCAGCGTCCGCTACAACCGTCTGGGAGATCCTGAGCGCCCCCGAGGAGGATGACTGCTACGTCTCGTGCCCCCAGCACCGTGGGGGGCTCGAAGTCTCCTTCCCGACCGATGTGAGCGATCTCCCCAATGGGGCGATCATTGACTCGGTCACCGTCTTCATCAGGATGAAGACAAGCTCCGGTAGTGGTGCGCGTGGTGTTACCGTCAACGTTCTTTCTTCGGAAAACCGTTCCCGATACACCACGCGTAACCTCTGGGCGAACAGCACCATCACGACGTACGAGGTGGGCACCTACACCAAAGACCCCCTCGGACGTGCGTGGGACATCCACAGGATCAACAAGCTGCGCCTGCGGCTCTTCTCTCAGAACAACTTCTCCGAAGCGATCCGGGTGTACTCCTTGTACGTCCGGGTCAACTTCCACACCAAGCCGACTGTTTCGGTTATCGCACCGTCCGGCACGGTTGGCACCCCGTCACCCGAGATCACCTGGTCGTACAACCAGATCGAGGGCGAGCCCCAGAAGCTGGCCGAGTACAGGATCTTCACGATCCAGCAGACCGCTCTGCCGACCTTCAACCCGACCATGACCCCGCCCGTCTACTTCGGGAGGGCGCACGGCATCGGGACCTCGCGCACCCTGCCCACGTCGCTGAACAACAACACATACAAGGTCTACGTGCGAGCCCTCTCCGTAAACGGGGCCGTCTCGGACATGGCCTTCAAGCAGTTCACGGTGAGCGCGCCGTCCCCCGGCGTGCCTGGCGACAACAACGCAGGCATCGCCGGCCTCCCCGGTGTGGGCATTCCTACCGTCACGCCCGATAACTACACGTCGTCCACGGCGATCAGGATGCAGGACAGCTCGAACCTGCTGTCTGTACAGCAGGCGGACTTCGAGATACCCAGCGACGCCCTCGGCTGGGTTTCGGCCGCCAACTCGACCGTCGCGCGGTCGACGGCCGCGGCGTTCTCCGACGGCATCGCCTCCCTGGGCGTGACGGCTGTCTCCGCGGGAACCTCGGGCGCCAATACCGACATGGTTGAGGTCGACCCGGACAAGCCGGTGACGATCAGGGCCCAGCTCCTGGCCGCCACCTCGGCACGGACAGCGACCCTCACGGCGGTCTTCTACGACGACAACTTCGACCAGATCGCTGGCGCGGACATCACGGCCAGCGTTACGGACTCCACTTCCACTTGGAAGGAGGCCGTGGGGAATGGCACCACCCCCGAAGATGCCGCGTACTGCGCACTGCAAGTCCGCTTCTCTGGCGCGTCTGGCAGTGAGACCCACTATGTGGACCACGTGGGCCTCATGTACGGCACCGATACCGCTTGGTCTGACGGTGGTCACTGTTCCAGGAACCTGCTCACCGCATTCCTGGCAACCGGTGATGACCCGGCCTCGGTTACCGACTCCTGGGTCCAGGCCAACGCCGCATCCACCACCACGAGAGTCAACTCGACCGGGACGGGCGCTAACGGTGCCAAGTGCAACCAGATGTCCTACATCGGCGTCTCGCCGTCGATTTCGTATCGCGCGACCGGCACGACGTTCAACTCGACCACATCCGGTACCAACTACACGCTGAACAAGCCGAGCGGCCTTCAGGACAACGACCTGATGATCGCCTTCGTCACTTCCACGGAGCACGGCACGATCAATCCCCCATCGGGATGGACGGCCGTGAACTCCGTCTCGATCGACGATGGGACGACGGACATCGCTCTCTTCGTGCTGAAGAGGACGGGGCTGGCGTCCGACCCGGCGTCCTGGTCCACCGGCACGCTGAGCACTGCCAGCAGTCGCAGGACGGCCGTCGTGGTCTCCTACGCGGGTGCCGCGCACGCCGATGACCAGTTCATCGCCGAAGGTGCCAGGACGGACAGCACGGGCGCCGTACAGCATCGCACGGCGCAGGTGATGAACAACGACCCGAACGCGTGGCGCGTCTCTGCCTTCGCGGCGTCCGACAACGTCACCGGCGGTGCGTTCACGGCCAACGCCACCCCCGGGGTCATCCCGCCGATCGCGTACGTCGGCAAGTCCGTCGAGTGGGGTACGTTCGCGAACACGTCAACCTACGTCATAACCAAGCCCTCGGGCGTGGTGAGTGGCGACCTGATGCTCGCGTCCGTTGTCTTCCCCGGGATCATCGCGACAGTGAACACCCCACCCGGCTGGACTCTCGTTCAGAAGATGACCACGGCCGCAAGCGGCGACGTCCAGTCCGGGCAAATGACCGCGTGCATTTTCAAGAGGACGGCGGGGTCCAGCGAACCCAACACATGGAAGGCCACCCACACCTTCGGATCCAAGCCGAAGCTGACCCAGGTGGTCGCGTATCGCAACTGCGAAGTGGCCGCCAGCCAGTTCATCGCGACTAACCACACCACGAAGGTCAACGGCTCCTCTATCGGTACGGGCACGGTCACCAACACCGACTCCAAGGCCTGGCGAGTCTGCATGTTCGCTGGGCTTTCG